GTGTCCTAGCACTATTAAAAAAACCCCCCCTATCGCGATTTACACCGCCTTTGGCGCTATTACACTTAGTGCACAGGCATTGAAGGTTGAATTCGTCGTCAGTGCCGTTCAAACTGCGTGGAATTATGTGATCAACCGTGTTGCCTTCCATACCGCAAGCCTGACAAGTGTATTGATCGCGTTCAAGAATCTTTTGTCTGATCTTGCGCCAACGTGCAGTGCTGCCAGTGTCCCGCAATGCACTTGCCATCAGTAATAATTCCTTTCCTGATGAAATGCCCACGCCTTGCATGGCGTTTGATAACGGTTTGTTATGTAGCGCAATGAAGCGTCGATCTGTCTGAATGGGTCAAGTGTGCCGTAATGCTTTGATCGCATTTGACCTAACCCCCAGTGTGACCCGTTCCGCGCCGTGTATGACCACCGACTTTCCTTTGTAATTATGCGGTTGAAACACTGGAACTCTTTGTAATCCAAAATTCTTGAATGTGCATAAAGTTTCAAGTGATCAATTGAATAATTGGCTGAATTGGCGTTTTGTATCCCTGTTGTCGAAGTAACCGCCAAAATGGCAATACCCGCCCCAAACCGTTTTCTGCGCTTCAGCGAACTAACCGCCGACGCGGTTCGCTTCTCGCGAAGAAATCGTATCCCATGTGTCAATGATTGAATAACTTTATGCGTGCCGTTGGGCGTGTCCCACAGGGTTTTTGCACCTGTGCATAACTTCTGTGGATAACTCATTGATGTCCCCAACCCGTACCCTTGAACGAAATGCCAAAGGTTGAGTAGCGTCGGCTCATGTTTGCCCCGCAGCAGATTGGCTGGTTTTCGTCGTGAATTGACTTATCCACCTCAACACGGATTTTGCACACTGTGCATTCAAACTCATAGATTGGCATTGGAATTCCTTATCTGTGCAACCCCCATGACTTCGCACTTGGTGCATTGAATCACTTCGACACCGTTTGGCAAGTTGTCCGTTATTTTGTGAATCAAATGCTTGGTTATCTTTTTGCATTTTCTGCATTCAAACTGGATTGTTTCCATAATTGCTTCTCCGTAAATTCTCAATCGGCTGAAGGTTTATTTGTGTGACCCACCAGTTAGGTTGCTTGGTGTGACGGTACTTGGGACGTTTTGCCATTGCAATGGGAATCCAGCCCGCAATGAAATAGTTTGGAGATTCACCAGTTACCAGAATTGCCACGTCGTTTGGTCGATCGTATTCGTGAACAACTAAATGTCCGGCGACGTACTTAGTCCAGCGCACCTCAAAGTGACTGCCCACGTCGGCTTTTACTTTGTATTTGTTTTCGTAAGGGTTGAAAGGAAGATCAAGGTATTTTGCAACAACCCACTCACTTCCAATGCTTTGTGCGTCTTGGGCAATAAGATCATGGAACGATTTATCCATTGAGTACCCGCCTTCACGGGTTTGCCAATAGTCGTTGTTATCTTTTGCCAATTCCAGTGCAGCCTTATGGCAGACAAATTCCTCTGCACGCGTCAATGTCATTTTCATCTGCAACCCGCGCAAAACCAAATTATCTTTTCGCCACGGTCATAGCCCTTTTGGTAGCCGAACGCGTCAAACTTTGTCAGCATTGAACACTTGTCGCATTGCTCGACTTTGTATTCTGCGATCACTTCACCGTTTTCCATAAGTTTTGCAGTCATGGTTTGCGGATAAATGATTTCAATAAAGTCGCTCATACTTGGGGTTCCCATTTCCCAGTTGAACGCAAGACATACCAACGCGGCGTGCATTGGGTCGCTTTTGTCTTTTCAGTGCAGAAATACCCGCCCCAAGTCTTTGGTGCGCCTTCGTGTGATTGCTTCCAGATCATGTGACCGTGGCTGCATTGCGGTGCTTCTTGCACCAATTCGCCGCCCAATTGCTTGGCAATTTCGTCCATTGATGAACCTAATGACGGAATGCCAGATTGCTCGGCTTCACCTGCGGTTTTGTAACTTGGCACGTCACCAAATTTGGTTGTCCAATAGTCATAGTTTTTTTCTGCGTTTGCGACCTTTGCTGGTGTTCGATCGACTTGTTCCATGATCTCTTTCGTGCTGCGTTCCGCACCGCCCATGACAAGTTGTTGAACGCGCATAATCGCGCTTGTAACTGTGTCCTCGACGAACCAGCGTTTCATGTTGGGTTGGTAGGCTGCTTGGTAACCATAAGCATAATCGACACCTGCTGGGTGTAAATCCGTGTCATTTCGAAACGCTTTTGCTTCAACAAGGACGTAACCCTTTTCAGCACTAAATTCGACAATGCGGGTTTCAATTCGCCCTGTCGCGTATGTTGCCAGCCAGCGCTCTAATCTTTCGCGTGAAGCCTCGTAATTGTCCAAGAACCCCATTAGTTGACCGCCTTGTTGCTTACGTGGCGAACCATTGCCTTACGGCGTGCCATGCCTTCACGCTTGCCGTCTTTGAAGCCTTTTGCGTAACCAACCGCAGCCCCAAGCACCATAAGGATTATGACTAACACCAAACGACCCAATGTTTCTGGGTCTAATAGATCAAGTACCATTTTTGAATTCTCCCGATTCTAGGCGGTAGGATTACCACCTGAACTCAGGGTGACGCATGATCGGCGCGCGGTCAAGAACCTTGCGTGTTTGTCGGCGTGTCTAACGGCTTGGACTTTGATTTTAGACCATTTCCAGCCAGTACGCCACCCAATGAACCAGTCAAAAAAATTGCCAGTGTTTTCAATAAATCAATAAAGGCTGCGTCGTTGGGTGCTTGCGCTCCGATTGGCTGAGTAACAAAAATTAGGGCATAAGTAATGCCGACGGTTACAATCAAAAACACCGCTGCAAGGGTGGAACCAATGATCAAAATCAGTTGCGCGTGTACGTCCTCAGGGGTTCGACGGCGTGTTGGTTTGTCGTGTTGGGAATCCAAGTATGTCGTCAGTACACGTTCCAGTGGGGACGCATTGCGGTTTTTTGCATTCTGGTTTTGACCAGTTTTCAAATTCTTGGCATTCATAGCGCACCCAACCCTGATAGCCGCAAGCGGACATGGTTAGTGCAAGTGCCCAAACCAACCATGCCGCCGCGACTTTTCGGGCTACTTCCCCGTTAACCCGAAACTCTTATCCTGCGGGTTTAACCAACGCAAGATCACTGGTGCTACCGCTGCAACACCTGCCATTGCTAGTGTCTTAGGGTCAGTCACGCCCGCCATGTATAACGCAAGGGCTGCTGCCATAAATGAGCGCGCCCACGACGCTGCTAGGGCTTTGGCTTTGTCCATTTTTTTGTCTCCTTCTTTGGTTTGTCTCCCGAAGTTGGAACTGCAACCGTTGGGAATTCGCCCTTATACGGAACGAACTTTGGAATTCCAAACCCGACGATTTCTTTTCCTGCCCCGTACGAACGAACCTTCACCATGACCATTCCGCCATTGCGTTGGTCGCCTGTCCCGCTGGTGTTGCCTTCGATCGTCAAGCAAGTTTTTGTGTCAATTAGTCCAACAACAATTCCAATGTGTGAAATGCGATCAACACCGTCATGTGGAAAATCCATAAATGCCAAGTAGCCCAATTGCGGCATGTTTGACCAACGCTGGATTTCTTTAAATTTATGTGCGCCAACGGCAGTCCCAACAACCGAATGAATTTTCACACCCGCTTGCGCTGCACACCAGTTGACAAATGAACCGCACCACGGCAAACCGTCAGCCTTTGTAAATTTGCCGTACTTTGTCAGGTTGTCGCCTTCTTCGACGGTTCCGACTTCGGCTGCTGCGACTTCGATCAACCGTGCATTTGTGCCTTGCGGGTAAGTCATGACAACAACAATTTCGCTTCGTCGTCAGTAATTCCTAATTTAACAAGCAATGCAGCCTTTTCAATTGCTTTTGCTTCTGCTTTTGCTTTTGCGTGAGCAATTTCTTTTTCGTAATCTAATCGTGCTTTTGTTTCAGCAGCGGTTTCGTCGCGTTCAGTAATAGTTTCCTCGCCTGTTTGGACATTAAATTCTTTTTCAATGATTTTCATTATTGCTCCTTATGCGCTCGTATAGACAAAGACTGTACCGCCATCAAAATTAGAAGTACCAACAACGGATACGCTTGAAATTGTTGAAGATGAATTATAATAACCACCCAAAGCATAGCCAGTGTGATCTGAATTTCCTGAACCTTGACCGA